CTAGACGCCACGACACCCCCAAAGGACAGTCGCGTTGTCTCTGATCTTCTTTGCTTCTTTCGGGTAGGTGCCGCGATAGTGCGGCCGGCTTCGGTTCCGGTTGGCGTCGCGTTTGGCTTGGCAGGGTTCGCAGCGTGAGCCGTGCTTGGTTGGTGTGCCGCAATTCAGGCAAGGTTTAGGGATACGCATATCAGATCAGCGTTGTCCTTTGGGGGTGTCGTGGCGTCTAGTTCTATAGCTCCGTGTCGTGCTGCTAGCCGGCTGTGCTTCGTTACGCTTGCGGATAGCCAGCCTTCGTTCTGTAGCTTTAGCCCGTACCGTTCCGCGCGTGCCTTCCTTCGTTCGGCCGTTACCGTCGGGGTAGTTGTTAGGTGATACAGGTGCAGGGTTCCTATAGCTTTGGCGGCTTCCATGAAGCGATCTACGGCCAGCCTGTCTCCTTCGCCTACGATATAGCTAACCCCTAGCGCTTTCATCTCTTGTAGCCATGCCGGTAGGTAGTTGATAGCGGTATAGCTAAGGGTGTCTGTGCCGCTGAACGGGGGTTTGTTCTTGCCTAAGACTATGGCGCGGCCTTTGTCGGTTAGGAAGTGCCGGTGGTAGATCGGTTTGGGTATCTCTGAACGGGGTTCCCACCGCGAAGTTAGCTCATCTATCAGCGTTGTCTTACCGGTGCCCGCCGTGCCGATTACATAGACGATATCCATAGCGGGTTCCTTCTTCTTACCTTGTAACGATTTGGCCGGTCATAGCGTAGTGCCGCTTTCTTTCTAGCTCCGGTTGTATCCTTCCGGTTAGTTCGCCTAAGTATTCCGGCGGGAATATGCGCGCGCGTGCAGCTATCGCCTTGTCTGTTAGTCCTGACGGTACGGCGTGCAGATCGGACAACATCGTGTCTATTTCGTAGCCAACATAGGTTCGTTTATATACCAGCGAGTGGTAGCCGCATAAGCTTGTCTCAACGGTTTCAATCGTTCCTTCTATGCCCTGCGCGTTGATTAGGTTCACTAGGTCGGTGCTTATCTTGTCTAGCCGCTTCACTTCGCGTTCGCTGTTTCCTTCCGGAATATCCGGATACAACAACTTCAATCCTTCTCTTGGGCCAGTACTGTAGCTGTGCCCCATATCGGTTGGCTTTAGCGGATAGCCGTTGATCTTCATAAGCATTTCGCCGGTGTTATAGCAAGCCCAACGGCCGTTTCCCCATAGCTGCCCTAACAGGGTTTGGGTTCGTTCCCACGATTTTTCAGGCGTGCTAGCGACAATCTGCTGTACCCAACCGGTTAGCCCGTTCGGTTTAGCCACTTCAATAATTGCTTCAATATGCTTTTGGAGCTTGCGCGGCGATCGGTGCCCGCGTCGTTCCGTGCTGCACGGCAAAGTCAAAAAGCTGTCGGCCGGTAGTTCCGGCATTGGGTACGCTTCCCAAGTTTTTAGCGCGCTGCCAATGTGGTAGTAAGCGGCATACAGGAAGGTCAGCCATAGCCGGCTTTCCGGTGCTGCTCCTTCGCCCACTTCTTTCACTACCAAATATGACGGGTTCAGTTCTTTGATCTTCGTAATATGCGCGTGGTAGGTAACGAAGTCAGCTAGCCGTTGTTCTAGCGTTAGGTCAATCATCGGTTTCGGTGGTTGCCGTTCTAGGCCGAAGCGCCGCGACAGTTGCCGCGATAGCTGCGCGGTGGGGTTCGTCTTCTTTCGCTACCGCGTGAGTAATGGATTGTTTTACATACCAAACAAGGGTAAATCTGTAGGCGTTCTTTTCGGTGATAGTTACAGGGGTAACTCCGTGCCAAGTAGCTGCACCGTTGAAGAAGATCAGCGAATAGTTAGGAACGGCAAGGGTCACGCCAAATTCCGGTATGTCTAAAGAACCGCCGGCCGCTTTATCCCTGACGCATAACATCATTGACCAAGTATCGCCCAAGTTCCCGCCGTCTTTATGATACGGCAGCGTGTTGGTGTGGTTGATAATGCCGGAGCTGAACGGCGTTCCGGCGATAAGCCAATCAGCGTGGATTTTGCTTCTCACTACTTCTTCGTGTTTGCGCGCTTCTTCGGGTGCCGTGCTTTTGATTTCGTTCCAAAGCGCCGGCGACATATCTTCAATCATTTGCGCCAGTTCGGGGTTCTTGTAGTAAAGATTTGGGCGTTGTATCGCGTAGCGCTTCTTTAGGTGATCGGGTGGAAGCCAACCGAACCATTGCTCAACAGCCATAATTCCGGAAGCGCGCGGCCTTTGGGCGGCGTGAGGGTGTAAGAAGTGTCCTTTGTGCCGTAGGTGCAGGGCAAACAGTTTGGCGTCGGTGATATTCGGTAGGTCAATCGTCTTTTGCATGAGTGCAATTTGACCGGTGGCTTCGTCGCGTACAATAAGGTCATCGGCGGTTCCTTCAATTACCGGTGCGAAGCGCTTTAGCTTTTCTTTAGGCGGTTCCCAATTCGTTCGCGGCCTAGTCAAGATCAGCATGGGCGCTGTCCACTAATTGCTTGATGACTTCGGTAAAGGTTTCCACGCCCATAACATTTGATAGGTCGCTTAGCTTCTTTACAATTTCGTTGTAGGTTTGGATTTTATACGGGAGCACTATTGAACGCTGATCGCTATTCGCGGCCTTATCGTTCATGTTGTCTGTACCTTCGCCGATCCAAGTATTGTTGAGCGTGCCGTTTAGCTGGAAAAGTAGGTCGTCAAGATCGTCGCCGGAATACATAGTGGCTTTTAGGCCGTCTTCCGTGCTGGCTAGTTCCTGTAGAAGCTCCGCTAGCGCTTTGTCGTCGTAGCTTGCCGCGTCAGCTGCCTTGTTATCGGTTAGCAATATCCGCAAAGCCGCTTCATCGTCGCAATCCACGAAAGTTGCCGCGATTTTTTTCCAGCCAAGCGCTTTCGCTGCCTTGAAAGTGTGGTTGCCGGCCAAAATAAATCCGGTTGATTTCTGTACGACAATCGGTCTGTATTGCCCGTGTGCTTCTAACGATTGGCTAATCAAACCTACATCGCCTTGACGAACATTTTTTGGGTGAAGCTGTAGCTTCTTGATATCTACAGCCAGTTCCCCTAGTTCTTCCCTAATCATTTGTGTCCTTCCGTGCGTACTCCGCATGGCTCATTGTAATCAGTCTTCCGGTCGGTTGTATAGCAATCCAAGTTGGCGCGTCGGGGTCACATAAACAGCCAATAACCCGTTTGGGGTCTTGTCTTATTGTTGCCCCGCATTTCCGGCACTCCAATTCAATCATTTAGGTTCTAGCGGCGGTTGGCGCCAGCGTTCCTGCTCTGATACATGAAGATCGGAGCGCAGCGCTTCAATGACGGCTTGTAGGTGAGCGATCTGAAATTCCAATTCTTCCAGCTTCAATCGGCGTATTCCTTCGCCGCGTAGTTGGTTGTAGTCGGTGATATCGCTCATAGTTCGGCGCCTTGTGATAGTGCTATCCGGAGCCGGTCAATCATGGCTTTTACGGCCTTCAATTCGTCGGCTAGCTGCGCGCTGTAGTGCATAAGAAGATCAACGGAGCTTCGCGCCGCGTCGCGTTCTTCTTTCAATCGTTCGTTGGCTACGGTCAGCTCATCAACGCGCTGGTGCCATAGTTCTAGCTCAATGTTTTCGTTGTTCATGCTTTCTTTTCCCTTCGTTTGATTTCGTTTTGTAGTGCCTCAATCGTCTTGAATAGGCGTTCTTGATCTCCCTGTCCTACGAATACCCGTTGAAGAAGATCAAGGGCATTACGCAGATCACCTAGCGTCATAGGTTTCCTTCCTAGTAATAAGCGTGGGCGCGCGCTACGGCGCGTTGTAGGTAGGGGAAACCCCAAGCCGTTTCCGGCCGCCCACACGATCTGATAACTCATGCTAGCTAGTCTTCCCAAAAGTAGCCGGACATTACTGTAACAAATACCCCGAAAACAAAAGAAAATCCGTCCAATACTTTATCCGGCGGCGTGTCGCTAAACACTCCGGCGAACCGAACTAGAAGGACACTAGAAACGATCGCCGTGAATAGTCGCCAACGGCGGCGTGCTTCGCGGCTCATATATGCTGCCAAACTTCTACGGCAGAACAACCCATGATTGCTTCCGGCGGGTAAGCGCCGTCATAGTGCCCTAAATCTATCCAACAGCCGTCTTCCTTCCGTTCAATGTAGATCGTGTGCTTGTACGGTTCCCCGTCTTCCGTGCTTGTTCTAGCTTCCCAAATGCGAAGATCGCCGCCGTCAATCTTTAGATCACAGGTGTGCGCTTGGCAAAGTACCGGCATTTCATCAAGGTCGCGCCAATGCGGTAAAAGTTTTTTGTTCATGCTTCTTCCTTTACCTTCACTTCAACGCGCTGCACATGGCGGCCTAGTTCGTGCCCGTCGGTCACATCTACGCAATCCCAAGCCAATGAGGACAATAATTCTTCGTTAGCTCCGGCTCCGTAATAGTTCGGCAAAGCGACATGAATAGTCACTATGAATTGCCGTGTATCGTTTAGCGCTTCTTCTGCCGGCGTCAAGCCGGTTCCCTTTTCGTTAGTCACTTTCAACCCATGCTTTCCCAACGGTGTTGCCGTTGCTGTCTTTGATTTGTTTGTTGTATTGCGCCCCAACGCTAGAAACCGTCTCAAAAAACGGCCTATCCAACAGCATTTCCTGTCTGTTACAGTCTTTGGCTAATCCGTGCAGGATATTGCCAATTTCAAGCGTGTATTGAAAAGCGTCGTTGTCTAGCTCTATTTCAATCATTAGTTTCATTGCTGCTCCCCTAAATCCCAACAACTTTGTGCACTACTTGGCCGTTCACTAACAAGCGCTTTGTGTACGGTGCCGCGATATTTACGGCGTTGTAATAAAAGTAGGCCTGTGCTTCGTTTAGAAATGTCCAGCGGGTTTCGTACTTGCGGCCTTCTTTTCGGGTCTGAACTTGATATATGCCGGTCATTTTGCTGCCAACTTTTGGTTGATTGCTAGATCGCGATTGTATGCCCTAAGCGGTGATTTGATGATCTCATAAACCGCGCAAGCCTCATCGTGGTAGTTCTCAAATTCAAGAATATCTAGCGCGTTCTTCAACACTTCTAGTTCTTCCGGCGTGCCCGCGTAGCTAACTCCGGCGCCGTCAAAAGTAAGCGCGAAGACGGCCGAAGCCTCAACGACATACTTTTGTTCAGCTAAAAGATCGCTAGCGCTTGCTAGTAGTTCTAATGACTTTTCCATTGCTTTTCCCCGTTTCTTCGGGTGCCCGTTGCTCCCGATAACTAAACTATAGCCGAAGCGAACGGCTTTAGCAAGTATTTAGCCGATCTTTTTTCCGATTTTTTTAGTCTTTGCAATCCATGTATGACCATGCGCTAAATCCGCAGCGGCCGGCGTTCCGGCTGTAGTCAAAAATCGCTAACGCGGCTTTCAAGTTACCGGCGGGGTCAAACAGGTCGCGCGGCTTCGTAGCGGCTCCGACAGTCTGCAAATAGCCGGCCGGATAGCTTGCCGTCGGCATAACCCAAAAAGCGTTGATCTGAGTGAGGCCTAAAGAACCTTTGACGCCGTTCACGCGGTTCGGGTCAAGCTTGTTATGTGCTGCGGGGTTACAACGGCTTTCACGATACATAATCCGGTCAAGGCCGGCCATAGCTTCTTCCGGCCAACCGATTTTGCGGGCTAAAGGCCACCAAGCCGGACATTTTGCTGTAACCGGAATAGGTAACGGCGCGACGGTCGTTGTAGAAGACACGATGAGATACGGCTCCACGCTGATAGTCGGTACAGGTGCCGGCGCTTGCGCTTGTGCAAAGCCGAAGCCGACACAAATCACGCTTGCTACCCCCACCGCTATACGGTAAATCCAAGTCATTTTTTCCATTTGAACATCTCCAATGCTGCTGCTAGTTCTTCGGGTCGGTTCTCAAACGCGCTCATCACATCGTCTTCGGTGCCGCCGCTAATCCGGAAAGCTGCTCCGGCAGATTGGGCGGCCGCGATATGCGGCGGAACTGTTTTTGTAGGTGAAGTCACCTTAGCACTCTCCAGCTGATCTGCCCACCGTTCTTGCCTCAACCATGTCGTTGGGTGGGCTAGGTATTTCGGGTCAGCTACGGTGCCCGCGTAGGCTTCTGCTGCCAATATAAGAACCTGTAGCGCCGGAGCGTCAGGCCGTTTCATGATCTTTTGGAAAACCCGCTTGGCTTCTAGCTTGGCTACTTTCTTCGGGTAGGCACTCCAAAAGGCCTCAAAATCAACATCGCCGTTTAGCGGTTCTTTACGGTTAGATAATATAGACGGAATAGCGCCGGCGTTACCCCTTTCCGGTGCTGCGCTTTCCCCTTCGTCTAAAGGGGTCTTTGTAGTTACCCCTTTATTGAGTAGCCGGTATTGTGACCGGTTTCCCCTGCCGTTACCGTAGGAAACAATTTCCAGCCAGCCTTCTTCTTTTAGCTGCTTGATCGCTGTCCTTGTCCATACTTCGCTACACCTAGCCTTACGCGCCAAAGTAGCGCGCGACGGCCAACACTCACCTTCGTCGTTAGCGAAATCGGCCAACGCTAGGTGCAACAATAAACGCTCCCCGCCGTAGGGTGATCTTTCCCATACGCGGGTTATCCATTTGATACTCAAATAAGCTCCCCTAAGTCAATCATTGGCCGAAGCTCCCCAATAGCTATGTTGATGGCGTCATATCCTAGCGTGGCGCCGTTCCTTTCATCTACCGTTCCGGAAGGATACCGCCGGCCTTGTTCTTCAATAACCGAAGACCAGCACCAACCAACAAGGTATGCCGCCCAAATACTGTCTTTGTCTGCCGGTATCTCCGGCGCGAAAACCGACACAAAAAAGAATAAATCAGGGTGTTGCCGCCAACCGTCATAGCTATTTACCGAACAGTCATAGTCAGCCTGCGGCTTTACCGTTCGCCGTTTCGTCTTGATCTCCGCCGTAAATCCGGCCACCGTCAGATCGTGCTCCGGCGTATAGTTCGGCTCAAACGGGATACGGTTCCAGTCAAGCCACCACTCAATAGCTTGCTCCCCGATAGCTCCAATGATAGGTGCATGATTTTTGACTTGTTTCGGGTTCACGGTTCGCGCATAACCGGCGTCAGTAGCCAATCTTTCCTGTGCTTTATCCCAAAGCTTCGGGGAACTTTTAGCTATAGGCCACAAATCGGTTTTATCGTTCGCCATAATGTTCTGCGAAATCATCGGCCAACGCTAGAAGCTGCGCGAAGTCAGACAACTTCATCAACACTATTCCGTCTGTCGTATCGTCGGGCATAGCAACCATGACGAAAGGCCGGTTGTCTCCTGTAGGTCGCGCCGCTTCTGATTGCGCTTGGGCGCTACTAAACCTTGTTTCAATCGGCTTCACTTGCGCTCCGGCTTTTATCTCTACGCGAAGCGCGCCGCCCCAATGCTCCTCATGACGGCTATTCGCGCCAACCAAACCCAACTTCTTCCTAGCCACGCGCGCCTTGCTGTCTCCCTTCGTTCGGTTCCGCTTGCCCCTAGCTACGGGGTCGCCGCAGCCTTTGATACGCCGTTTCATATCGCGTGCCGGCCTTCCTAGCGTGCCGAACTTCGGACAATCAGACAGAAGCGCGCAGCGCTCCTGATTGCCCTGACAATAACCCTTGCGCTCATCTTCCATGCTTCGCTCCTTCTACAAATGACCTTCTGTATCGTTCGGCTTGCCGTTCGGCCGGCGTAAGGCCGCCGAACATACCCCATTTGTCGTCGTGGCGTTCTATCTCCATAGCAAGCTCCAAACAAGGCTTCCGAACCGGACAGAAAGCACAAACCCTCAACGCCGCTTTCCACCGGTCTTCCGTTTGGTGCTCCGGAAAGAACACCGTTGTAGCTACTCCGATACAGGCCGCATTTTCGCGCCAATCCAATCCTGCTGTACGGCGTAAATAGTTTTTTATCAAGCTTGACCGCTTGGAAGGTTCATCAAATGGTTGATTGCTGCCGTTGCTTCGCGCTTCGTAAGCTCATTGACGGTTGAAATTTCGCGCTGAATTATGTGCTTTACAAACTCCGCCGCCGGCGTACCGTTAGCCTTTTCGCGGCATAGCTTCTCAACCAAGCCCAACTGTGCTGCACTCAATAACACTTCCGGCTTGCCGCTAGGCGTCGGTGTAGCGCGCTGTGCTACGGGTTCAGGTGCATTAGCCGCTGGCGCTAGCTTCGGCCGTGCTGACCCTGCGGGGTGTTCCTGAATACTTGGTAGCGCTTCTTCGGCGCGACGGTTCCTCACTTCTTCCAAGCTTGCGATCTTCTGCGTGTCCGCAGCTAAGGCCGCAACGATACAACGCCCCCAAGCCGATGTTTCGGCGTTCATCACTTCGCTTTCTTTCGTGTACGGCGTCTTACCAACAGACAGTTCCGCTGCCACCGCTATTGCCGGCATAGGGTCGTCAGGCGTGCGATAACAGGCCGCCGTATAGACGATGAACTCACGGCCGCCAATTTCCATGATCTTGAACGGTTCGGCCGGATTGTAAGGCCGGAGCACCGCGTCAGGGTATTTCGCTTTCAACTGTCTAATCCGTTCGGCTACATCTATGTATCCGTCAAGAAAATTGCTCATTATTGCTCCTTTTGTTTGTTGTTTGTTCTAACTCTTGGTGTGTATCCGCATAACGCGGAACGGATTACCGGCTGATGAATAGTTGTCGTACAGCGTCGGGTTGTCTTCTGCGAACTTCTTGGCGTCAAACGATTTTCGGCCGGCTTGTTCTTTCCACGAAATGATCTTGTGACCGCCTAGTGTGCCGATTTCGTTGCCAAGCAACATACGCGCCAAAGCGTCTTTAGCGGTGCTAGCTGCCGCCGAAGCTTCTTTTGATAGGCGGTTAGCGTCTTCCAACATCAGCACATAGTCCAAAGCTTCGCGGGGTAACTCCACCGAAGTGGGTTGAGCTTTGTAAATCGCGGTGATCTGATCGGCGCTAAACGCCTCAATGTCTTCTTCTGCCGGTAAGCCGCTTTCAATCGCTTCCGCAAAGATTTCAGCTTCCGTTTTGAGGGCACTAATGGCCGCAGGATTTGACGGCAACGACAAAACGGACAACCGTTGGTTACGGTCAAGCGTTACGAAGATCACCGGAACGCCAATGGCGTATTGCAGCGCGTAACCCTGCCACACATAGTCTCTCGCGTTCATCAAATCGTCTGTGTCCTGAATTGAGTAGCGGGTCGTTGTCTTCGCTTCAATGCACACCGAAGGGTTCGTTGGGTCGTCTAGGCCGTCGGGCGACACCGTAAAACGGCCGCGCTGATACATAAGCTTCGGCGTAGCGATCTTGATACCAAGCTGCGCGCTTGCGTAGGTAATCAACGCCGGTTCTAGGAAGTTACCGCGATCAAACACGGGATTTGAAGGCTCCTCACGCGGTTCGCTGACCTTGTTTGCGAACAAATCGCCGCGCGTCTTGAACGGTGACGCGTTCATTAGTGCCGGAGCGTCTGACGCGCCAAATACAACGCGGCCTTCCGCGTCGCGGTGCCGCAGCTTTAGCCACGCCATGCTCCCGTGCTTAGGCTTCTTGATAGTAACTAAATCGGCCATGCCAATCCCTTCGTTTGTTGTTGTCTTAGTTCTAGTTAGGGGGTGCTATACAGTTTCACGGCGCTTTACTTCTTCCAAAAGCTGCGCGCTAGAAGCCAACATCGCGATCGCTTCCGGTGCCGTGTAGCCGATATTGCTCCAAGCGTCGCCTATGGGTGTCCGCTTTTCGTGCACACCGTCGCTCCAATAGACGGCATAGCTATGAAATTGACTACCGGTTCGGAGCTGCCATTTGTATCCTTCCGGCGGGGTTATCCCTACGGCTTCGGCCGCAGCTACGAAGCGGTCAAACTGTTGTTGTGCTTTCTGACGGTTGTTCATTTGGTTGTCTCCTTTTCTTTCCCGTTTCCATTGCATGAATAACAAACCCCGACGGCGCCGCCGCTGTAAAAGTATTTCCCCGTGCCTTCGCAATTAGGGCATTGTCCGTCAATAGACGGTCTGCCGCTAAGCGGTAAGAATTGCCTTTGGATAGCTTTCTGTTCTATCGGTAGGCAAGTAGCACAAACCAAATAATCACCGGTCATCATGCCGGTTCCCAGTTGATATGCCGGTACATATTCGGTGCCGTCTTCGCGGCGACAATTTCCGCATTTGACCGCGCTCATTACGCTTCCTTTGTGATCGTTGTTGTAGGCATACCGCCAACCTTCGTGTAAGTGGTGACGATCTTGAAACCCTGCTCCTCAACTTGCTTGATGACGGTCTTCTTCGTAGCCCGCGCAGACATACCCAAGCCGAAGAACTCCTGTCCCATGTCCTTCCAAGCTTCTTGGTAATGGTTGGCGTCGCTAATTAGGTCAATTACATCGTCTATAGCTAACAAAACCGTGTAATGGGTCTTTGTTTTCTTGATCGTGTATTCGGCCGGCGTGCCGGAGTATTCAACCAAATGGCGGCCTTCGTGATCTTCCCAAAAACAGTGCCCGATCGTTAGCTTGATTTTGTCGGTCATTTCGTTTCCCCTTTCGTCTTGTTTAGTGTTGCTGTGTATAGCTCTTGGATACGCTTTTCAGCGTCGCTTACGGCCGCCGCGCGGCGCTTCTGCCGTTGTTCTAGCGTCTTGTTGCTCATCTTTCCCCTTTTCTATTGAGTGCCCCTTGCTCCCAATAACTAAATCATAGCCGAAACCGACGAAGAAAGCAAGTACCTAAACGACGGCATACCCGATAAACGCCAAAATATGGGTCAGATCGCCACGAAGTAGTGGCTAGAAAACTTTACGAAAAATAAAAAAAAATCTTTTCAAGCAAACCGCGCCGAAGCGTTCAAGCTCCGGCGCGGCTCACTCTTACACAGCCGCAGAAGGGTACGGGGTGCCCTCAGAAATTACCCTAAGTGATTGCACCATTGCTACAGGCACCGCCAAAACGCTATCCAACGCCCCAAAGCTATTAGACGATTGAGCTATCACGACATGATTTTTTTTCGCTGCGGGTAGCAATATTCCGCAAGTAACCACCACCGCCGGTTCTTGATCTAGGTCTTCCAAAGTAATCCAGTTATTTGTGTCTGAGTGAGCGTCGTGCCAAATGCACTCTACGAAGGTCAGCGCCTCGCTCATAAATCACCAAGTTTCCGTATGCTCATAAACGGCTGTATGGATTGCGTGTAACGGATTAGGACAACCAATCAAAGCTGTAGCTCCGTTCGCGAAACAATCTTCACAAATGTAATGCTCCTCAAACAGTTCGGACAAACCGCGCCAAAACTTTGCCAAGCTTCGCCAACAGTCGCGTTCCCTGATAAGTAGTTCAACTTCCTGCGGGGTCATCTTCACCAGCCTTCCTTCTTTCTATCCTGTACGAATACCGGCGCCTGAATAGTGATGTTTCGTTCCGGCGTAACGATCGCCAAAGCTTGCTGAGGTTGCTCAAAGCCAAAGTTGGAAATCATGGCATATTCGTCATAACCCTTTAGTGACCCGTTGATAATCATGGACGGCGTTGAAATGTATTGGTGCCAATGCCCTAGCCAAAGCGTTCGGAAGTTGTTACCGGTCGCAAGATACTTTGAGGCCTTTCGTGCGCGCATACGCATGATTGGCGGATAAATCCCACCGATACCGCCACCGCCGCTTACCTGATCGCCGTGCGTCATTAGGTGCCCGTGATCGTAAATCTGAAAGTAGGCGTCAGCGCTCATCGGAATATTGAAAGTCACGCGCTTGTCTTTCGCGAAGTGCCGTTCAACCATTTTCGCAAGTAGCCAGTCAAAGTTGGTAACTACACGCATTTTCATACGCGGCTTTCGCGAAGTGCGGCCGTGATTACCGACAACGCTCACGCAATAGCATTTTCCAAACTCCGTCGTCAGTAGCTCTATCGCTGCCGCGATCTGCTCCGACCAATACAGGCAGCTTTCCAACATACCAACTTCGTTGGTTTCCTTTAGTTCTTCGTGGATATCGCCGCTGAAAATATCGCCACCAAGCAATACAACAACGCCGTCATATTTGATACCGGCGAGATAATGCCGCGCAAGCTTGACGACATTTTGCGTCCACTTCTCCAACCTCATGCGCGCAATTTCGCGGTTGTAAGCGTTCAAGCCTTCCATTTCCGAAGGGTCAACGATTTCGTCAAAGTGGGTATCGGACAGCATAACTACCAATGTCGCTGCGCTTGTCTTCGGCTTGACCGGAACTAGCCAAGACGGCGGTTGTAGTGCCGTTCCTTCTGCCTGTTCAATGATTGCGATAGTTCGCCGTGCTTCGTCTAGCTTGTCGGCAAGCTTTACAAGCTCTATACGCGCGCTGTCGCGCTCACGCTTTACACGAATTAGATCGGTGAAATTAGTTGCCGTGTTTTCGGCGTTGATATCGTCAGCCAATGTCATTTATGTACTCCCCGCGACGGTAAGCCGTGATGTGCGCTGCCCTGACTAACGGGTAGCCGTTCTTTTGTAGTGCGCGTGCGATAGAAGCCGCCGAAATAGAAAGATCATTGAGCGCTGCTGTTAGGTCTTCTTTGTCTTCCGGTTTCATGGAAAGCAAAGTGATAGCCAAAATAGATTTACGGCCTAGTGTTGTGCTTTCTTGACTGATCGCTTTCAATAACTTGCCCATTGTTTAGCCCTTCCGCATGGTGCATGATGTGTTTGTCTATCTTATCTCCAACGCCGTTCACGGCGCGATAAATAAACTTGAGTTGAGCTTGAACCGTAGCATGATCTGAACGGTTTTCCTTACGCAAGCCCTGAACTAATGCAGCTAACACGCCGCCCACCGCGAGAATAACGGCCGCGACAATAGAAGCTACAGCCGCGTTCATGGTCTGCCGTTACGCCGGAAAGATTTGAGCAAAAGCTTCAATGACGCGTTTAGGGTCATCAGCCATAGCCGGCGAAAGTTCCACATGGAGCCAGTCTCCGTTGGGTGCTCCGTGAATTTCAACCTTCGTGTAGTTCTTCCAACCGGTTTCGCGATCACAGCGCCAGCCCCTTCCGAACGGTTGCGGGAAATAATCTAAAATACACTCTACGCCCAACAGGTCGGCGTTCTTCGTCAAAATATCGCACCACTCAACGGCGGTCTTTCGCGGGGTAACTCCGCCGCGCTTGCCGTCTTTCATGTTTCGGTAGCTCAAATCCATTGCGCGGCCTGTCGCGTGAGTGCTCATCGTTGTGCCCCCGCGTTTCGCCCTGTTGCCGAAAGTGCCGTTGTTCCAAAGCTTGTTGCCGGAGTGTTTGATACAAAGCTCAACAAACTTTTCTGTACCGGCACGCTTGCCGGCCGCTAAACCGTCGTCAATGCCGGTGTAGTGCCGCTTCACTTCTTCGCTGCGGCTTTCTTGACCGGTGCTTTCTTCTTTGCGGCAACAACTTTGACCGGCTTGCCGTCGGCAGCATTAGAACCGAAGAACGAAGCCAATTCAGGGTCGCCAATGCGTGTAGAAGCCCAAGCCAAAAGGCCGCCAATTACCGGTAAAGCCATAGCAATCAGCGCAGGGTCGGTGTTCGCTTTCATTAGAAGATAGGTCACAATGCCTAACACGCCAGCCTTGCTAGCTTGATCTGTTGTTTGGCTACGGTTATTCATCGTTGTCGCCTTTCTTTAGAAATGTTGCCACCGAATGTATCACGATCGTCAGACAAGTTATCCACAAGGCTTGCTTCAAGGTAGTGCCCGAAAGGGTCAGCAAAACCAAGCCCGTGCCAGCCCATACCCAAGCGTTATCCAAAAAGTAGTCGTGTAATTTTTTCATCTGCTCCGCCTTACCGCCGGCGACGGCATAGCCACTAAAATCGTCGTGCCAACAATAATAGTACGGCGAACCGCTACGGATACATTGGAACCAATCGGAATATAGGCGCTGAAACCGTCGTTCCCGAATATGTTTAGGTTGTCCTCAAAGGCTTCGCGTACTTCCTGCGGCGCGTCTTGTACTACTTCCGCGATAAGTTCCGCCATGCTTTCGGTCAGCTGCGCGGGTTCAATCTCTTGGAAAAGGGTTTGGGCTTGCTCTCCGGTTAGAACCTCAATCACGGCCGGCGAAGTAGCTAACGCTTCCGCCTGATCGGAAGATAGGTCAGCGGTCAATAGGTCTTCCACGATCGCTTTGACTTCTTCCGGCGTGCCGGTGCTAAGTGCTTCTAAAGCGTTAGTGAAATCGGCTTCTGTAATGGCTTCTGCCGGCACAATTTCGGGTAACGGCTCCGTTGTAGGGGTAGTCGTTTCCGGTGTCTCTACGGAGCTTGTAGGTGGCTCTACGGGCACGCTATCGGCCGGCGGGTCGGTAGTTTCCGGCAAGTAAAGCGTCACCGGCGGAGCTTCCGTTGTAGTAGTGGGTTCTTCGGTTGTTGTAGTCGGTTCCGGTTCGGTCGTTGTAGTCACCGGAGTAGGTACCGCCGGAGCTGCCGTTGTCGTGGTTGTAGTCGTCGTGGTTGTAGTCGTCGTGGTTGTAGTCGTCGCGGTTGTAGTCGTCGTTGTCGTTTCCGGCGGTAGCGTCGTCGTTGATGTTTGACCTATTGTGGGATTTACTAAAACTGTCGTTGATTGCCCTATCGTCGTCGTGGTGGGTTGCTCTGTCGTGGTGGGCGCTAGGGTCGTGGTGGGTGCATATGTACCGTCAAAAGCGCTAGCCGGCACGATCTCCCATTGGTTATCTACTAGCCACCAAGTTTGTAGCCAAGCTCCGCCGCCGTTTTCGTAAAACCATAAAGCGATCGGCTTCGGTTCCCCCGCAATAAACATGATTGGCGCGCTAATGCTTCCGCCGCCGCCCTTGTCGTACCAGTCATCAACGACAAGCTGCCCGTCAATATAAAGCCTCACGCCGTCATCGGCCTGCGGCATAAACTCCAAGAACCCCGTGACCGGTGCCGTTATATAGCCGTCATATTTGACGACAAAATCTTCCGTCAAGCCGCACAAAGGGTCTTCGTCAAAATAGTGCTCTAGGTCGGTCGCGGAAATAGTGCACGCGATCGGCGTTGTAGGCGGCAGCGGCGGAGCGTTGTTGTAGAAGTTATCCGGCGTGGAGTTATCAAAAACCGTAACGGCTAAACCGGTTGAAGCTTCTAAAGCGCCCAACGGCGAAGCCGTAAAAGCGAACAGCGCGACAGGTGCAAAGATTATCCATTTGTTAGTCCACATAAATCCTCAAACAATCCGACGGCTTCGGGGAATAAACCGTTGGAGCTTATCTCTTGTTGGATTACAGGATAATTTGACTTGTCTTCGTTAGCCCAAACAAAATCGGTTTCGCTTCTCATCGCGGCAGCCAAAGTGTCGTTACTTGAAAAAAATGATCGGGCTAACCCGTAAAAGCTGCAAAGATTATTCAACTCACCAAGCGGATTAGCTATCAAACGGTCAAACCGGATAGCCGGAATTTGTTTTAGCTTGATTATTTTTTGGTACGCGACATACCACTCCAATACCTTTTCGGCGCGATCGGTTCGTTGATCTCCGGTCGTTGCTATCCAAGAAGAAACGCTATCCAAAGGGTGACGGACAATCGTTACAGGGTTCGGCTTGTTATCCCAATCGCTAATTCTATGAGACAACCAATCGCAGCGAACGCCTATCAGCGCGGTTTGTACTAAGTGTTGGAAATAATGATTACCCGATCGCGCGAACGCCCCAAGCGTTATCGTGTCCACTCTTGCGTATCCTCATGCCAAATCCAAATGCCGTCTTCAATCGGCTTCTGCACCGGAGCAACCCAATCATGATTTTCGTCAAGCGCCCAAGAAGGGTACGGCTTAGGCGGGATAAAAACATCAGCTTCAACTAGGTAAGTGTCGCCAATTCCGGCGAACTTTTTTCTGATATTCCCGTGATATGAGGTTCTTTTACAAACTTGACCCCTGTAAGCGCCATAGTACGCTTCCCAATCGCTGACGCCGTTCACTGTTTCCGTTTCATGCCGGCCAACAATAACTTCCGTCACTATGTTGCTTTGGTCTAAAAATGCGTAATGTGCCATTATCAAAACTTTATGCTGTCGGTACCGGCGGTGAAAGAATATACGCGATCTGTTCCCACTACCGCCGTAGTAAAGGTCAAACCGGAACCAACAAGCGACAAAGTGCCTAAGCTCGCCGGATACCTAATGATAACAATCCCTGAACCGCCGGCGTTGCCGGCATGCCCTGAACCGTAAGCGTTTGGGCCACCGCCGCCGCCCCCAGTGTTAGCCGTACCGCCGACACCTTGACTGTCGCGCCCTGTACCGCCGGCACCGCCACCGCCTAGCGACGAAGTATCCACGCCGCCCGACGGGGTGTTGTTTGCACCGCCACCGCCGCCCGCATAGTAGGTTGATGTGCCGGTTATATCGTTCTGTAAACCCGTTCCACCGTATTGACGACCAATACCTTCTGAACCACCTGCGTTGCTTGCACCGCCACCGCCGCCTGAATAAGTTGAGACATACAGATAACCGCCCCAACCCTGCGCTGTCGTTCCAGCACCGTATGACTGAGCGCCGACATTGGCTGCACCGCCGCCGGCGCCGCCGGTTTTTCCGCCGTCTGTGCTACTGGTTGCACCGTATCCGCCGCCACCGCCGCCTGTTGAGCTAATGGTGCTAAACACCGAAGCGTTGCCGTTACTACCGCTAGCGCTACTTCCGCCAGCACCGCCGCCGCCGACAGTAACAGTGACCGCCGAACCGCGAACAATCAACAATTTATCTTCCGCCGAAGTGTTACGGCCGCTAGTAGCTCCGGCGCGCGAAGTACGCAAGCCGCCCGCACCGCCACCGCCGCCGGACAAATAACTGTTCACCGCTGCACCGGAACCGGCACCGCCCGCCACGACAAGATATTCAACAATGAAGTTTCCGCCGGCCGTCGGAGTTAGCCCTGACCAATATGTATCGGCCTGTTGCGTGTTTCCGCGACGGCCGCGCGGGTCTAAAGCATTACCCGCGACGGAACGCCCGCCACGCATATTGCGGCTAAAACTTGGCACGATTAGGCGGCGATACGGTTCACATATCCGTGCAGAATAACCGTGTTAGCTACATCGGCATAAGCACGAACAATCAACGCCGTCGCGTTACCCTTTAGCAACAAACCGGAAGCAATCAAATACAAGCCATTTTGGTTAGTAAGCGTGTAAGTAATGTCGTCGTCAACCGAAGTTACGCCGCCCCATTGCACGGTAAGACGAACCGCCTGTGAAGCTGCCGTAGCTGCTACATAAACGGAGCCGCTGGAAGCAACTGAGGTCACATTGGTTGCGGTTCTAGCGTAAGTAAAAGTTGTCGTTGAAGGAACCGTCGTGATAGTCCATGTTCCGTTGAAGGTTGTATCTACACCGGTGATTTTGACGGTATCGCCTACGAATAAGCCGTGAGTGGCGGAAGTTGTAATTGTCGCGACATTGGAAGTCAAAGCTTTGTTGCTTACGGTTAGCCCCGTGTTGAAAGGGTTATTTAGTTGGGCGTACAACCATATTTCGTCAAGCGTTGAAGTGGTAGTTGTAGCGGTATGGATTACCGTTCCGCTTGAAGCGGTAGCCGCCACTTTGATACCCCTACCGTCGGTGGAGCCGCTGAGTAATTGTTTGCTAAATGTTGCCATAAGTGTCTTCCTTTATCCGAAAATCTGTGAAGCTAACAAGGATTGATCGTCTTCCGCGTCGGCAGCATACTGAACCAACCAAGTGTCCGTGCCGGTCTTGATAAGAACAATAACGCCGTATTGAGGCATGTTCAGGTCTGTATCGGAGTGGCCGACGGTTACGCCGCCGGCACCGGCGACAGTTACCGTTCCGGCACCTAAGTTGAGAAGCATAATTTTGACGCCGGTAGCGAACGCGACGGAAGCATTGAGAGGAATAGTGACGGTGACGGCAGAAGCATTGGAAAGGGTCACTTGTTTTCCGGCGTCTGTAAGCACCAGCGTGTATGTAGTTCCGGTCTGCGCGTTTACATCGTCTGACCACACGCTTGCTTGAAGCGTCGTCATCTGAGCTGCCGTGAGGGTCTGCCCGCTAGTAAAGGTTTGGCGTGCCATAGGTTCCTACTTTATCATGTTAGCGCGTTCGTGCTATCCAACACGCCGTAAATAGCGTCATTGAGTAGGAACGGATAGATCAAATCAACTACGGCTAGCGAGAACTCCACCAAATGCCCGTTTGGGGTGATGTTATGGCTTATTCTTTCTATGTTGAAAACTAAGGTCGCGCTGGCGGGGGTTCCGGTGCTATAGGTTCGCTTGATAGATACCTGTTCGCCTATCTCTAGGCCGGCGATCGTTACGCGCTGCGGCGCCGTTAGCTTCTCCATTTGTACTTGGAGAAGGTCAAACCTGTATTCAGGGTAGGCGTAGCGATCTACAAGAGTAGAAGCCAACGAAGCTGCCGCCGCGTCGGTTTCTAACAATAAGCCGTCTAAAGCTAGCGTTGATACACCGTATTCCGTTTGGCTTGCCGTACTGTTCGCCACTTGCGGCGTGCTGCCGGAATTAGTTACCGACACTTTGTTGTATAGAAGTTCTTGGCCGTAGATAACCGACAAGGCCTTGTACGGGATATTCGTACCGTCGTCAGCGAAGTAGGCTTGTATGCTGGCGAAAGCTGCGGCCGCGCGATCGGTAAAGGTCAATGTACCGTTGCCGGCAATAAAACAGAAACCTTGTTCCGCTGTCGCGATCTGTTGCAGATAAGACAGGGCATTGGTATTGGCGTCAATCGGGTAGGCGCCTAGCGAAGCTATGCCGGCGCTAATGCTCCTAGTAGTGGGGTAGTCAATTTCCGGCAAGTCAAGGAAGTACGAAAGACGGGCACCGGAAGCCTCAACAGCCGGTGTACGCGCTTCGGTAGTTACGGCAGAAGCCAACAACACGAAATCGTCGGCCGCCGAAATAGTCACGAAAGACAGGTTGTATTCGTATTGAATATCTATGTCCGTAATTCGGCCTACAAAAATAGTGTCGCTACCGGATTTGATAGTCACTTTTCGTCGTGGCGTCACTCCCGATTTGGAAGTTGTTGTATCCCAATACGGCGAAGAAGCGTTGATCGGGTCAAACCGGCGGTCATTATTTACAAGCTCAATCGTCGCGGTGCCGGCAGAAAAGTTTTGGAGCTGATCGGAGCGCCCGCGATTTATAGACAAGCTACGGATATAACCGGATACATCATCGCCTTCCAGCGTGCCGTCCAATAATCCGGTGCCGTCAAGCACGCCTAAAGTGGCGCTATCAAGCGTGAATTTCCTTACTAAGAAACCCACTTCCATGAGAACCGCGATTTGTTCTCCCCAAGGTAAGGTTGTAGCCATTAGGCAACCGCCGCCACCGTCAAGGGTAGGAAGCCGTTACGCCGTTCATATTTTTTGAGCACATCAACGATCTGCTGTGCCACTTGGCTTCCGTCGGTACCCATGCCCGCTTGTACCGTTACATAAACATTAGTGTTTCCGCCGCTACCCATAGCGCCTAGCTGCGACAACGGAATTACAGCCTCAGCTCCGGCCTCGCCGATCAAACTCAATGTCGGTTTCGTAACAATGCCGCCCGCAGCCATAGCCGGAATAGTTAGTTGGCTAGTGATTTTGGCTGCCGCTTTGGCGGCTTTAGCGATAACGGCCGGCGGGGTTTCTTTGCGTACCTTCGCCAACTCTATTTCGGCGGCGATCAGCTTTTCAATGGCGTCGCGTTCGCGGTCAATCGCTTCTTTCACCTTGTCGTGCGCTTCGGCTTCTTTTTGTTTAGCTTCGTTCAATGCTTCTAACGCTTCGCGGTAAGCGTCTGACCCTTCCTTAGCTCCATACACAATTTGGGTGTATAAGGTTTCGGCTTCACTTAGTGCTGCCGTCGCGTCTGTTTGTGCGATCGTGGCGTCATTTAGTTCCAAGCGCGCGTCCACGACAGCCCGTTCAGCTGCCTCAATTTCGGCCTGCGTAGGTGTATCCGTCTGTAGTTTCTTTAGTCCGGCTTCCGCTTCGGTTACGGCAAGGGTCGCGTCACGCAGCGCAAACTTGGTTTGAGCCAACTTGATTTCAGCTTCGCGGATAGCTTGCGGCGAACTTTCAGGGTCAAGCCGTATAGCTGCCAATTCCTTTTCGGCGTCGCTAACAGCGAAAGTGGCTTCTTCAACATCAAATTGCGATTTGGTTACACCGATTTGTGCTGTCTCTAGCGTTACCGGATTGACGGCCTCACGAAGCTTCGCTAGCGCGTCTTCCGCTTCCTTCACTCCGCGCAAGCTATTTTCAACGCTCCTATTAGCTTTGACTAGGCCGCGTTGAGCGTCGGCAACGGCACGCGCCTGTTTGACGGCTTCCTTGCTATCTATGCCGTAGCCGCGTGTTATTTGATTGAATAAAGCTTGGGCTTTCGTTGTTGCTTCAATAGCTTTCTTGTAGTCGGCGTCAGCTGCCAAAACAGCCTTAGACGAATTGGCGCGATCTTTTTGGGCGCTAGTTGCTCCCTTTAGCGCGTCTGTATATACCTTCAATTTGTCTATCGCTTGCGTAACTCCGCCGCCGCCGCCACCACCGCCGCCGCCGCCACCACCGCCACCGCCGGCGGCAAGCCCGTCAGCGTTCGTGGACGCGCGATCTTCGTTCTTCATTCTGCGTATAGCTTCTTGGGTTTTACCAATCGCCGATGTTGCTTTATCTGCGCCAAGCGAAAGCTTGCTGAAACCCATATAGCCAAGTTCGCCAATTTCGCTTATCCCCGCGCCAAAAAAGTTCGCGGCCTTTATCAGAAGGTTGATGCCCTTGATTGCGACATTTATGAAAGTAACAAAATAGTTGTAAACGCCGGCAATAGCGTTCATCACGACAAACTTCAATAACTCTCCCAAGATCGCCACTACTTTGCGAACCGACTCAAAACGAATATAAAGCGCAATAAGCCCGATCACTACCGCCGCGATAGCTGCGGCCACTAAGCCAATTCCCGTAGCGTTCCAAGCAACGCCGAAAACGATAACCGCTATGTTGGCGATCGCTTGGGCAACGGTGAAAGCAATCGTGGCCACTTTTAGCGCCAAGAAAGCTGCCGCGATCGTGAAAATAATGTTGCCCAATTTGCCCATGTTGCCGATAGCGCCCAAAATCTCACCGCCCAAATACTTGAACGCTGCGCCAGCTCCTTCTTCGCCAATAATCGCGCCGAAGTTTTTGAGTACCGGCATGATTGTGTCGTTTAGAAACCCAAGCAAGGCCTTGAACGCCGGAAGAAGTGCCGTTCCAATAGCGGCCTGCACATCTTTGAACTGTGCCGCGAGAATACGCTGTTGGTTAGCTACTCCGTCGGAAGTTCGCCCAAAATCTCCCTGCGCTAAAGCGCTGTCTTTCATGATAAGCGCATAAGCGGCCTGTGACTTCGCGTTCGCGTCTAGGTTCCCCTTGCCGTTATACAGCCCCAAGCTGAAAGCTTCTTCTTTTAGTCGCGCGTCATTTATCGCCACACCAAACTTCTTCAACGGTTCCGTTTCGCCGGATAAGCCGGAACGAAGCGCCAACAAAGCGTCATCAACGGAAGTGTTATTGAACGAAGCAAGGTCGGAAGCCAAAGCAACCAAATTGAGCGACATTTCTTGTGCTGCACCTTGACCGACGCCGAACGCCTGAAACAAGTTGCCGTAAGTGCCCGCAGCTTCTAAAGCCTGTGTCTTGCTAAGGCCTAACGAAGTGGCCGCCTGATTAGCGAAATCAACAACTTTCTTAGAACTATCACCGAAAACGACATTGACTTTGCTCATGCTTTCTTCCAAAGAAGAAGCGGCGTTGATTAGCGGTCGGCCGATAACTCCGGCAGCAAGCGCGGCACCGCCGGCGAACTTCGCCAAACCCTTCGCAAAGTTGGTGGCAGCTTTGTCCACCGTTCGCAGCGCGTAAGCGCTTTTGTCCGTTGCTCCTTGAAGCTTCCTGAAATCGCCAATAGCCTTTTGGATACCTTTGCTATCAAAGCTTGAAACAATGTTTACGCCTAATGCCATGATGTTGCCTAACTGTTGATAGCTTTCGCGAAATAGCGGTTCACTTGGTCTAATACAACTTTCAGCTGTAGCTGAACAGCCGGTAATGCGCCTTGTGTCGCAGGGAATAATACACGCGAACGGTAAGCGCCCACCTGACTACTTCCTTTGATCTCCCCGTAGGTGTCTAGGTTCTTTACGAACCGGTTGGAACTCTTGGAGCCGGCACTATCAAAAACGGCTCCGCCGGCGTCTTTCTGCTCCAAGCGTAAGATCGGGTGAACACCGGCTTTCTTCTTACCGGCAGATTGAGCCGGCTTTACACTCTTGACCGCTGCGGCCTGCGAATACTTAGGGAACCCCGATTTGTTGCGCGCCGTGCCGTTATAGCGGCCGGTTCCCTTCCACCTAGTCATAGCCTTAGACGGGAACCCCTGCCCTACCTTGACGGCGATAGGCGTGGCGATAGTTTTCAGGTCGCGCTGGATAGTTTTGTAGGCTTCCTTTTCGTAGCTTTTCATGTAGCGCAAAGTTTCCGAAAGCCCATGAAGCTTGATATCGGTTGTTTGGCTCATGAAGCTATATTAGCGGCGCGGTAGGTTCGCTTGTTTAGCGCGTGCGCGAAGATACACAAACATTTCGTCAATCATTAGATCGTCTTCCGCAAGTAGCACGCTAGGCGCTATTCCGGTTTCACACGCTAGCGCAGCTATTTGGCTGTGGGCGCTTCGCTGTCCAAAGGGTTTTCACCTTGCTCCTCAACCGGCATAACGGAAACAACCGTCAATAGCCAATCGTCAAAAGTCAAAGGTGTGCGCTTCTGCCGTGCTTCCGATTTCCAACCAAGCCAAGCCAAATCCGTCAAGCGCATTTCCTGCTCAAACTTGACGACAGATCGCTGCCACTGGCGCTCAAAAGCCACGAAATCAGCGAACATCGCCTCAGTCTTGGATTTATCTCCGTTGATGAATTCAATCTCTAAACTGATTTTCATATCAGTTCCCTTCTTCTAGTTGGTTGAAATTAGACTACGGCTTTGACGATCGTTCCGCCCGTAAAGGTCAAGCTTGTTTTCGCCAAATCGCCTACAGCGCCGGATACTGGTGTATGTGCGGCTAGGAAAGCATTTGAGATTGTATAGCTTGGGTTGGTTGCTGAGGTAGTCGCGCCGGCAGGCTTGATGATTACGGTTGTAGTTGTTCCAACTAGCGGATAGATCGTGGCTTCCACATTTGAGGTAGCGAAATCTTGGTTGAACTCTACATCGCAGCTGTTGTTCTGTAGGCCGCCGGTGAAGATATGCCCGCCGGAACCGAAAGCGGTCGTTTCAACGCTGTCCACTTCGTAGTTGAGGGTCACGGAAGCTCCGTGATCGGAAAGAACAACGCTGTTGATTGAAATGTAAGCGTTTGTAAGTGCTAAAACGGCCATGAGGTTCTACTTTCTGTTATGCGGTGGTCTTGGCGACGGAGCCGCCTTGAAATGAAAGACTGGTTTTGGCTAGGTCGCCTACAGCTCCTGAAATTGGCGTATGTGCTGCCAAGAAGGTGTTTGAAACGGTGTAGCGCGGGTTGGTTGTAGATACGGTCGTGTTTACCGGAATAACAATGATCGTTGTAGTAGTTCCAACTAGCGGATAGATCGTGGCTTCTGTTTTAGTTGCTGCGAAATCTTGGTTCATTTCTACATCAACGGTCACATTTTGTAGGCCGCCTGTGAACTTATGGCCGGTGTCGCCAAATGCCGTTACTTCAACGCTGTCAATTTCATAGTTGATAGTGCACGAAGTACAAAGCGCGCTTACATCGGTACCGCCAATGGAAATGCTTGGGTTGGTGAGAACTAAAACGGCCATAATTTACTTGTCCTTTGGTGCTTCGTCGTTGCTTTTAGCTTTAGCGCTACCGATCATAGCCAAATGGCCGCCGTCAATCAACGCTTCAATATTCAAGCCTTCCAATGCCGTTTCTTCAACGGTATCGCCGCGATCTGCTCCGGCGAAGTTGTCGCTCAACACTTTATATTGTGCCATGTTCTTTCCTTTACCCGTGAACCGTAACGATTACCTGAATAGTCAAGTAATCCGCGCCGGCCTCGCTTAGCGAACTTATGTTATAGCCCGATGTTACTACCAAGTTGGAACAAACTCCACCAAGCGTTGGGTCGGTTTCTAAAGCGGCACGAAGCGAAGAAGCGCCGGAATAGCTTAGGTATCCGTCAAGCGCAGCGTGAGCGCGGCTATCCGTGTAACGGCCAACAATTAGGTTGATACTCCACTCCATTTGCACATTGCCGCCGCCAAACGCTTTGTGGTAGTTGATTTGGGTCAATACCGGATACGCCGTCGGCGGGTTTAGCTGCTCCGGCTGATAGCTAAAAGCCCTCACGCCGGTAATCGTCGCCAACTTCGTCTTTAGTCCGTCGGCAACAGCCGAAACAGTCGCGGCCATTACGCCATGCCCTTTATACGATAAGGGTTCAGGAAATCGCGCACATCGGGATCAACGGCGCGAACCTGTAAAGCCATATCAGCGAAACCTACAACGCCCAATGCCGCGTTCAAGCGTGCGAACCCGCGCGAAGATAACAACACGCAAGCTTCACGAATATCGTCAGGCACCGAAGGCCAACCCCATACCCCGTTGATCTGCACCGACGGCAACGGCGGCAAAGAATACAGCGGGAAAGTTTTGACGCCGATAGCAACAATTCGGTTGTAAGGCCTTGTTTGTATGCCGGCGTCTAACGGTTGTAGTTGATAGTCGGTGTTTGCCGTCCAAGTAGTCGCGAAGGTTTGGTCACCGGTTGTATCGGTCTTTAGCGTCGTTATAGAAACAAGGTCACGGACAGGGCACAGGTATTCATTGCGCGCGTAAAGCTTGATTGTATTGGTCGTCTGATAGAAGAAGCGGCCGGTGTAGCCGTCAATACGGCGCGAAGCTCCCTCAATAGCGTTCTCCAACAAGCTGTCTTCGGCGTTGTCGGTAATTCGTAAGCCGGCTTTGAGTTCCGCCAGCGTACAATAGCCGTTTGTAATCGCCACGATTAGCTCCGCTTCTTAGCGCGCTTGACTATCGCTTTCTCACTATCCGGTTCAATAGCTGCGGCTTCAATCGGCGCGGCCTTTGCCGGCGGGGAAAGATATTTATGTTCAAAGCCAACTTCGCGCAAGGCTTCGTCAATAGCTTCTATGCGCTTAGGCAGCTTGCGCCTCACATAGCCTTCGCGTTCCGCTAATAGCGCTTCAATGTATGGGGTCATAGTTGCTCCTAATAAAAGAATAGGCGGCGGCTTGCGCCGCCGCCCACTCTACTCTATCCAGCCCGATCAGTAGCTAGTTAGAAGGTTGGTGTGATGAGACCAGTTCCGTTGATTTGTGCCCAAGCGTTTGGATAACGGTTTGCCGTGAAAGCGTTGTAGCCATACACGATCATCGTTACATCAAGCTCAGCGCCCTTCGGTTGCTCAAAGCGCAACAACATTGGGTTGCCGTTGTTCTGCTCCCACAGGTGAAGTTCCTGCGCGCTACCGATGTAGATCGTGTCTTGATCTGTTCCGGCGCCCTTGTTCGTAGCAACGGAAGCGTCAGTCACGACAGGCAAGCCTGCGATTGAGTAGCCGCTGTTTCCGTATTGCACGGAACCCGAACCGTAAGCGATTGGGTTCATTGCTACCGGAGTAGGAACGGCCAATGGTCGCTTCTGGTCGTCAAGTGCAGCTAGGAAGAAAGCCAAGCGGCGCGGGTGCATGATAATCACATTTGGGCCAGCGAAGTAGGTTGTCTGTACCTTCTGAATTGCGTCCAAAAGCTTTGGATACATTTCAGAGACGGTCGGGGTGGCGTCGGTGTAGGTGACTGACTGGCCTGCGGAAGAAAACAATTCAGCGACGACAGCGGCGTTGAGTGTTGTCTGATATGCGCTAGTCAAATCTGCCATTACCAATGCGTCAATTCCGGTTCCGCGCTCTAGTGACTGACGGCTCACATTTTGCTGACCCGCGATTGTTACCACATTGAGGGTCAAGAGAGTGTCGTCCATGTTCGTTTCTTGCACGGCTGAACCTTCGGTCTGTGCCGCTACAGCTGTACCGGTGGTGACTTTGGAAAGGTTGATCGTCATACCGGAAGCTGGAAGCTCATGCTTTCGTGCGATATCCGCTGTTGGGCGGCCTGCGCGTGCGAAAGGTGCAGCAAGTTCAGTCAAGTATTGCGGGACAACCAAGCCGGCAAAGTTGGCGGTGGTTACATCGCGGCGCTCAATCCGTTCTTCGTTCATGTGGCGTGCCAAGCGCTCCTGCGCTGCGAAATCGCCCATGAATTGTGCTGAGTAAGCGTCGGCTACGAACGAAGTTGAAGCCTGTGCGGTGTATGTGCGTGCTTCACGCTTTACAACGGCCGGTGCCACATTTTCGCTGATCTTGTTCTGCTCGCGAAGCTTGGTGGCTTCCGCTGCACGCTGTTCTAGTTCGCCGTGTGTAGCGATCTGTGCGTCAAGTTCACGAACTTCGTCAAGCGCCTTTACAACAGCGGTGTCTTCGTCGCTGCTGAGGTCGCGTGCTTCTGTCTTTGCTGTTTCCACGATCGCGTCGGCCTTAGCCAAGATAGCGTCGCGCTTTTCAATGAGGGTCTTTGAGTAGCTCATGCTTTTTCTCCTAGTTTGTTTGTCTGTTTGGGTTTTCTTAGTGCTTACAGACAGTGACGCTAGAAGCGCCGGCTGTGTCGCGGCTATTTATGACGCGCCAACCGGAGCTGCGCTGATCGCAGCTTCGTTGGAACGCTATCGGCCACTATATCAGCTTGATTTCTGCCGCGCAATTCGGCCACCGTTGCTTCGTATGCCGGAAAGGTCACAACGCTTACATCGTAAAGCTGCACCTCACGAAGCTCCCTAGTCATGCGATCGTTTGACCAACTATCTTTGATTGTGCGGAACGCGAAACTCATTTGGGTTAGATCGCCGCGCTTCATGGCGGAAATAATACGCGCCGCGTCAGGGTTCATTGGGTCTAATTCGGCTTCAACGCGCAATCCCAACTCATCTTCTTCTAGCGCAAGGGTTCCGGATTTGGTGCGCGCAAGCGGCACGCCTTCGTGATCTATTAGAAGACGAACATCAGCGCCGTCGTTCAAGGTTTTCATGAAAGCTCCACGCTTCACATATTCAATAAACGGCATGGGTTCAGACGGGCTATCAAACACGGCCGCATAGCCGGTCAGCATATTGCCGTCACCTTCGGCGCGCATTTCCATATTGGAATAGACAACTGTCCGGCGTTCGTCTAGCGGAGCACTAACCCATTGAATTGTGTCGGTCATAGTTTTCTCACTTTACTTTGCTTGATCTAACTTTTCCACAGTTCGTTCCGCGTATGTTTTCGCGCGAAGCGCCGAAGCTTTAGAAGCTCCACCGCCCCACAGAAGCATAGCCACTAAACCGGCCGTGATTTCATCTCCCTGCACCGCGTCAAGATCGCCGGTGTGTCGCGCAATCCAAGCGCCTATCTTCCGCCACTTTTCTTCCGTTACTTTGCCGCCCGCCATGTCGCGTGCTTCGTTCACGGTCTTCCTTAGAAGGCCGGAACCGCCAAACCCTTGTTCGTATAATGCCAAGCCGCGCTTAGCGCTTGCGCGCATAAAAGCCGGAGCCGACAAATCAACTTCCGCGCGTGCTTCGTAGCCTGCGCTTTCTTCTTCCGGTTCAATGCTTTCAACAATAAGGTTTTCCGGTATCACCCAAAGCTTACAAACGGCCATAGGGTTGATTTGTCCTTCAACGATTTCGCAAGCTTGCCCGCCCTTGTAGAAGATACAGCTGGCACAATAAATACCTTGTTCAACGAACGGCGAAGCCTCAACATAGTGCGCTCCGTCGGCCTTGCTTCCTTTATTGAATAGGCCGTACTGTTCCGCGATAGCTTCCAATGTTTCGTACATGGCGGCTTGTCTGCCGTTTAGCCCGCTTTCCGGATACTCCGGCGTCAATTCTTCTTCCGGCGTCATTTCTTCTTCGGGCATAAGTTCCCGCATATCGTCAGACGGCTTCGGTAGGTCTGCGATAGGCGACAGGGTAGAAAGCTTGTGACCCACTACCGTATCGCTTGGCTCATATCCGTCGCCGCGTGCTTTGTAAACACGAATAAGTGCGGCGGGGTCTTCTTTAGTGCCCGTAATAGTAAAGCTGCTATCAGGAACATCAAGTGTTCCGTTGTCTTCTATGCGGGTAATTTGACCCCTAGCTTTACCGCCCGATGAGTTCCAAATAACAAAATCGCCTGTCTTCACGGTCAGTCCAAATTACCTTTCAGGCGGTATCGCGTCTGTACCGATTGTCGGAAGATCGCCGCCCTGTATTCCGGCTAACGCCGTTCCTAGCACCATGACGAACTGATCGCCGCCCTCATACGGTTCACGGTTTTCAATTTCGCGTGCTTCGTTCGGGGTCATCATGCCTGCGCTGATTTGTTCTTTAGCTGCATTGACGCGGGTTAGAAGATCGGCGCGCGTGAATTCGTCGGTGTTGAAGCGAACCCTTTGGCCTGCTGGAAGAAGATCGCTGAAAGCGTCTTCCAAACGGCGGCACCAAGGAAGAAGCGTGTACCGAACAAAGTTGATACCGGCGCTTTCAACATTTTGATATGTCTGCGTGTCTCCGCCGGTTCCGGCTAGCAAGTGCAACGGGATACGGTAGGCGCGGGCAATATCTCTCACGATACTTTCGCGGTGTTCCAACATTTGCATATCGGCGGCGCTGGTAGTAATGGAACGCCATTTGATACCGCCGGTCAATACGGCCGGCCTACGGCGCTTGTAGTGAGCGTCTTCCCAAGTATTCCTCATGAGTTCGGCTTGCTCCGGCGTTAGTTCGCCGTCTGTTTCTAAGACGGAAGACGGCGTGGCGCCTTCGCCGTAGAATTGCGACAGAAATCTGTCCATTGCTAAACCCATGCCAATCGTGTTTCGCATAGCTTCTAGCGGGCTAATTCCTTTGAGTTGGTTCGGCAGAATAAGCCAATGGATACTTCTAATGTCCTTGTCTTCGTAAATATCTTGGCCGATTTTGTAGGTGATTGAACCGTCTTGGTTTTCTACAAGGCCTTTGATCGCGTTCGGGTGTAGGTTCCGGATTTCTACCGGAAGGCCGGCTGTACCGCGCGGCGCGTAAAGGTAAGCATTTCCGTGAAGTGCCATAGTCAGCATGGTTTGGTGTACTAGCTGGAACATTGTTTGCTGCGCGTTCGGTCGCGAGAATACGCTTGGGGTCGGTAGGCGTTCCAAACGGCCGCCGCGCGTGCGTACTACTTCAAGCGGCATAACGGCCACCGCGTCTGATAACAAAGTTACGGCAGCAAGTAGGGCACTATGAGCGAACGCGCTTGTTTCACTGACGATCTCGCCGGAATAGTTATTGAAGAACGGCCGCGCCGTGATTTGATACGGGTCTATGTTCGTCGGTAGTGCGCGCTGTTCCGATCTTTTCCATAAACTCATGCCGCTACTCCGCCCGCTACTACTAGAAGAACACCGGCAACGATAACAGACACAGGCACGCTAAAACAGCCGATACCAACAACAATAAGTATTCCGCCTACAAGTTCGGCGCCGGTCGTGATGATAGCTCTGATTTTCATTTCCAAATATCCAATACCTTCGGGGTGATTTTTGTTTCGGGTCTTCTGCTGGCACGATCTACAGCCATAACCATAGCAATACAAGCGTCAATCTTTCGTTTTGACTTACCTTTTGATAAACGCCAACCGCTGTCCGTCATACGCTGCGCGGCAGATAACACCTGATCTGTAAAGGTTGGGCTTCCGTCGTGGGCGATCTTGCCGCCAACAATTAGTTCGTAGATATGCCCGCAGGCCGGAACCATGCGCGAAGCCGTTTGGGGATATTCAACCATAGGCAAGCCGTCGTCAATCAGGATTTCCGCTGACCTTTGGAAGTAGGCGGGGTCAAACGCGAATTCATTGACGCGATAGCTGCCGTGAAGCTCCCGTAGGTAGTTTTCAATGTCGGCCACATCAACTCCTTCGTCTTGCGGGTGCCAAATACGGGAACTAACAACAATCCGGTCTTCTTGCGGCTGTGCTACGACAACCGCGATACTGTCGTGTTTCAACGCCATGTCTATCCCCGCCCAAACCGGAAGATCAGGGTCAAGCTTCCTGTCGCTCACGCATTGTTCCCAAGCTCCGGCCGGTAGCCAACTTTCCTGCGCGCGAACCCATTGGTTGAGGCGCCAACGCCTGAACGCGCTTTCGCTGCTCTGTTTTACCGCTGCCGCTAGGTCTTCGGGGTCTAACAAACCTTCAGCGACATTAGGGTTGGATTTGTACCACTCCTTTTTATCGTCCAACCGGCAATCAGGCGAAGCTTCCCACCACCAAAACCCGAAAGCGGGGTCATCAACTTCCTTAGCTGCTACTGATTTACCGTACTGATACAGTTCTCCGGCAAGGGTATTGAGGTCATAGCCGGCGGTGGTAATAGAAACGGTCAAAGGTTCTAGGCGTGCACCGGAACCAAGCGTCATCTGATCGTAAAGATCGGTTGATTGTTGTGCCCAAAGTTCGTCAAATAGCACCAATGACGGGTTTAGTCCGGCTTGACCGCGAAACTCCGAAGACAACACGCGGAAGATAGAACCGAAGCGCGGCATTTCAATGGCGTCGCGGTACACCTTACACTCAGCCGCCAAAAGCGGGTTATTGAGAATTTGAGAACGCGCCTCACCAAAGATAATTCGCGCCTGTTGCCTGTCCGAAGCTACGGCGTACACTTCCGCCCCCGCTTCGCCGGCGATCATGCCGTACACAGCAATAGTGGAGCCAATAAGTGATTTCCCTTGTTTGCGGGGTAAGCCGATCAAAGCGCGACGGTACCGAAGCCGGCCGTCAGGCTTTCTTTCGTACAACGATTTCAATAGCCACTTCTGCCAATTAGTGAAGGCCAAAGGCTCTCCGGCACGAAACCCCTTCAACACCGTGAAATAGTCTGCGGCAAAGTCAATGATTTCGTTGCCGTCGGTCGGCTTATATAGTCGCGGCGTATAGAACGCCGGCGCCCACTTAGCTGCCGGATTTAGTGCGCTTGGCTGCGATACGCTGATTGAGTTCGCTGATACCATGCTGTTTGATCTCCCCTACTCCTAGTGTCTGACGATCTGTTGGCGAAAAGCCCAAGTCACCTAAAAGGCTAGTGATCTGCCGGTCAATCTCCCGAAGGCCGCGACGATCGCGCCAACTGTCCGGATTAGTCGCAACGCGGCCGCGTAACACCATACGCTCATCAACCAATTCGCAAGTAATCAAAACAAGCTCCCCGTCAATAGACGGCTTCAACCAAGCTGCACCTGAACGCCATAAACGGTTCCAAAGCTCCAAACCGTACTTATACAAAGGCCGTGCCGGTTCCGGCGCCCCGTGTACCGGAAGCGCTATCACTTGCGCTGTTGGTAGTGCGCGCTTGCCTAAGTTACCCAACCGGATTTTCTGCTCAACCGGCTTCGGCTTTCGGCCTGAACCCTTACCGCCCACGCTTGCTCCCCTTCCATTTCCGAACCGGTAACGATACCAACCAAACAAGGACAAACACGAACCAAACCCCGCCAAACCCCTTTAGCTTTGGAAATGAAAATCAGAGCTATCATCACGACCGGCGCCGAACTTGTAGGCGGAATACTTATTGTTGTTGGTATCGGCTGTTTTAGCGTGCCTGTGTCTGTT